CCTTCGTCTGGGCTGCCGAAGAAGTTGAAGAGGCAGTCTTAGGCGCATGCCTCATCGATAACGACGCCGCCCTGGAGGTAGCGAGCAGGCTTCGCACCACGGACTTCACCGGAGCGAGGATCTCCATCTTCGAAGCCGTGGAGTCGCTGGTGTCCGAGGGCACAGCCGTCGATATGATTACGGTCTCCAACTACCTCAAAGCAAGTAAGATACTGACTGCAGCCGGGGGCGCATCCTACCTGGCGGCGTTGACCGACCGGACACCAGACGTGGCCAACATCTCGTACCACTGTGGGATTCTCATTGAACATTCCACGTTGCGGGAAATTAAAATGGTCGGCCAGTTTATTTGCAACAGCGATTATGAAGCCAAGCCGCTATTGGAGGAGACGCTCAACAGGCTCTATGGTATACGCAGCGTTGACCAAGGAAGCGAACCGAAGCCATTGAGAAAGATAGCATCGGAAGTCATCGCTGACGCCATGATGCTTTCCGAGGGCCATCTGGCAGACGTGGGGCTGCCGACCAACATCAGCGCTTTAGATGACATGATTACCATCAAGCCTGGGAAACAGATCATCCTGGCGGGTGGTCCAAGCACAGGCAAGACATCGCTGGCGCTGCAGATTGCCGATCTTGTCGCGGCCAGCGGCAAGAGCGTACTGCTCTTCTCTCTGGAAATGATGGCTGACGAGCTGGCGACGCGCCTGCTCGCTCGGCGCACAGCAGCCCATTTTGACGCGATATCCAAGGGGCGACTCGACAAGTATTACATGGGTAAGCTAGAGCAGGAACTTGCCACAATTGGCGATATGCCGCTATGGATCTGCGACAACCCGGACGTTACGGCCACAGACATCCGGGCGCTGGCCAGGAAGCACCAGCTACGACACAGGCTTGATTTGGTTGTGGTAGACTACCTGCAGCTCGTGACGCCGCCGAAGGGTCCGAAGAACAGGAGCCGCGAGAACGAGGTTTCAGAGGTTTCCAGGGGCCTTAAAAAGCTGGCCATGGCCCTGCCCGTGCCCTGCCTGACACTGAGCCAGCTCAACCGCAAGGGCCAGGGGGAAGACAAGCGGCCCCAGCTCACGGACCTGCGGGAGAGCGGCTCGATTGAGAACGATGCTGACATTGTGGTGTTCATCTACAGGCCGGACATCAAGAGTCCGGTGGCCGAGTTGTTGATTGCCAAGAATCGCAACGGGCCGGTCGGCGATGTTGACATGATCTTCCGTGGGGCGCGATACTCTTTTGAGGAGCCGCCGAAGGGTGAGCATGGAACCTCGTCTGGATTTATGGGCGACTGACCAGGGTCGCGAACTGATGGCAGACTATCTCGGGGCATTCTTGACATATTCTGGCGTCGTTCGCACGATTCTCGCCGCGATGCACGGTCCAATCACGATGAACACCTATTTCGACACAACAAGTCGCATGACCAGAGACAAGATGAGGGTGTTGAATCGTTTGGTTTTACATGGTTTCATGCAACGCAAGGGGAAACAGGGGAACGTAGTCCGTCGTCTTGGATATCACCTGATTGTAATAGACGAACACGTGCTGTCTATGCTCTCCGAAATCGTGGCGATTATCAGGCGGCAAACAGAGAGTCTTCTCGATGACTGTCTCAGTTACGAGGCCGATAGAATGCTAGATCTCCAGGAATGGGATTTGACAGATCTCAAGCGAAACCCTAATATTTGTCAATAGGGGAATTTATGATTGACCGATCTGTCACTGCTCCACTGGAGATCAAATGGAGAGGACCAAGGGCGAAGCCAAGGATCTACTTGAACAGCTAGGAATTAGCCGAGACATCGACGATAAAACGCTCGACGATCTGGTCGAGCTTCATCCTACCATTCAAGCTTTCGTAAAAAACGAGCTGACCTTCGCAGAAGCTCTCTTTATCGAGACCTATATCCTGAACGGCTTCAACGGACCCAAGGCGGCCCGCACCGCTCAATTCAAAGCAATTAACGGCAAGGGAGCCGTGCAGATAGCCCACGGCATTCTACGAAAACCTGTGGTGAAAAGGATTCTCGCGGCGAGAATTGCCGAGCGGGCCATGGATGCGGACGAGGTGCTCGCCAGGCTGCGCGAAGTGGCCGAGGGATCGCTTGAAGATTTCATGGACATTCAGGCGACAATTGATCCAGGAACTGGTGAGCCGATGATGGTTGCCAAGCCCGATCTCCACAAGGCCGACGTGCTGGATAAGATCCACCTGATGAAAGAGTTCAAGTACGACAAGGATGGCAACATCGGCATCAAGCTGCGGGACCAGGACAAGGCTTTGGAGCTGATCGCAAAACACCTCGGGATGTTCGAGAAACACGACAACAGAATCCCCACAGAGTTCATGGCGATCATGATGATGACTGCGGAGGAACGCGCTGCAGCTCTGAAAGATTACCGCGACATGATGAACTGGAAAGATGGCGAGAAAACCTGACGCCGCTGCCTTGGAGTTGATCGCTCACAAGGAAAAGATGGACGCCATCTGGGCGAAGGACTGCTGGCGTTGGATGTGCCAGATGGTCTTGACCAAGGACGAGTCAGCGGTTCCTGGCCAGGAAGGAAACGTTTTCCCGTGGCCGAAGCACTTCACGTATCTCCGTGATGTGCTGCACGTCTTGGAAACGGAACCGCTCGTAATCATTCCCAAGTCACGCCGCATGATGATCTCCTGGCTGGTCGCGACGTACTTCGTCTGGCACGCGAGATACCACGAGAACGCCGCGTTATTCTGGCAGTCAGAAACCGAGCAGAAGGCGGCGTTCATCGTCGATCAACGTTGCAAGTTCATCGAAGAAACCCTCCGGCGGAAAGAATTCCGCCAGCCGATTAAAACGATCAAAACGAAGCAAGGACTTGTTGGGAGAATTACTTACCCCAACGATTCCTACATCTGGGCGGTCGCTCAAGGTGGAGACATTCTTCGCGCCTACACCGCCACCAAGATCATGATGGACGAGTGCGAGTTCCAAGACGAGAGTCCTGATGCCATGCGTGCCCTACTGCCCCTGGTCGAGCATGGCGCTCAAGCGATTCTCGTCTCCTCAAGTAACGGCCCAATCGGTGTCATGGCTGAGCTGTGCCGAGATGTGGGCTTCACCTCTTGGAAGGACATCGACACGATAGCCAAGGCACCCAAGGGAGGGGCAGATGCCGCAACAGCCACAATATCCACAGCAAACGACGTTCTGGAATCCACGGGCGCAACCCAACCCATGGAATCAGCGGTGGGGTCAGCAGGGCCAGCAAGCCAACCCATGGTTCGCTGACTGGCGACAGAACCAGAACCGGATGGGCTGGCCGAACTATCCCAAACAGAGCCAATGGCAACCCGACCTTGCCAACAAAATTGGCGAATGGGGCCGGGGCTGGGGTGGTGGCATGCGTCCGATGCCTGCGCAGCCGCCGCAGTGGGGTGGGTGGGGTGGTGGGCAAGTGCGCCCGATGCCTACGCAGCCGAATCCCTACGGGATGTATACCAATCCGCAATGGGGTGGTGGGCAAGTACGCCCGATGCCGCGCCAACCAAAAGGGCCAGATACCGCCCTTGAGGGCTATAACGCGGCATGGAAACAACTCTATGGCGATGAGCCTGTCATGTACGGCGGTTACCAACCTCTGCCAGAAGGCATGACTTCTCAGCAGCGACTTGACAAGCTAATGGGCATGCAGAATTACCTGCGAGAACAGGGTAATGCAGAGGCGTTAAATCGTTATTTTCCAAGAGCACGAGTCGGAATGGAGTCCTATCGCGATTGGTACGATGAGCTTGGCGTGCAACGACCGCAGCAGCAACCGGTGCCGCGCCGGGCCATGGATTGGGATTGGGGGCCGCGAGGAAATTCTGGATACGGCGGATATCAGGGGGGCAAGTGACCGAGCTAACCCCCGTCCGTGTTCTCGATCATCCAGGCGGCTGGAAGATCGTGCCGGTCCACTACACTATGGACCCGACCAAGGACACGGACTGGGTCTGGCAGATGAAAAGCCGGGGGAAGGTCGAGGATTGGGAGAAGGAGTATGAGATTAACTTTGCCTCGGTGGTTGGCAAGCGTTGCTTCGAGAATTTCTCGCTCCTGGCGAACACCAAGGACGACCTGCAGTACGATGAGCATCTCCCCCTCCGCCTCACGTGTGACTTCAACGTCGATCCGATGTGCTGGATCATCTGCCAGATTAACAACGATGTCCTCTACGTGCTCGACGAAGTCTGGATCTCCCCTGGTTCAGTCGTGGAAGCCTGCGACGCATTCCTCGACCGGTACGGAGACCACTACGGAGAACTATTCCTATACGGAGATGCATCCGGTAAAGCTCGATCTCAGCGAGATCAACGCAGCAACTACGATGAGATTCGATTACGCTTCGCGAACCGTCCGTTTCGAGTACGAATGAAGGTGGCGTCACGCAATCCCTCCAACATCAACTCAGTAATGGCTCTCAATCGCAGGTTGCGCGATGAGTGGGGGAATGCCCGCGCCTACATCGACAAGGATAAATGCAAGAACCTTATTCTCGATCTCACCCAGGTCGTGTGGGATGAGCTGAGCGAAGGCAAGCGCATCAAGAAGGTGCGTAATAAGGATGACCCGTATTTCTACCGCACCCACGCAACGGATGCGTTGATGGCCCTAGTATACCGGGAGTGGCCCACGAAGAAAGAGCTGCTCAGCAGCACCGACACCGGTAAAAGTCTGAAACAAAAGAAGAAAAGAAAGAAGCGGCTTCTGGGCATGTTCCCGGACTAGGAGGATGAAATGGCAGACAGAACGGCAGTGTTCTTCATCGATCAAGATGTAGACGATCAGAATTCCAACGAAATCGTGCTCGGCAACGATGCGCTATATGCGATCGAAATGCCCGGCGTTTGGACGGCGGCCAATATCACGATAAAGGGCAAGATCGACGCGGATGCAACCGCCCGCAATGTGCTGTTGTTCGATTACTCGGATGGCTCACAGGATGTGCTGACCATCGTATCGCCGTCTGTGGACACTCTGATCTTTTTTGATCCGCCCGTGCGCGGCATGTATAGCTTGCAGATTTATTCATCTGCAGGCCAGGCCGCAGACCGCACCATCACGCCCAGATTTCACCGCTTCATACCGAGGTAAGCCATGGCCGAGGAAGAACTCCGAATCGAGTCAATGCCGGATGCGCCCATAGCGGAGCGCCTAAGCCCGGACTCCTCTCTACATCGCGAAATTCTCGGGCGATTAACAGACCGGCGCGATTATTCGGAGGAATTCCTCGCCGACAGGCGTACTGAATGGAATCGCGTCAAACGCCATCTCCGCTTCTATCTGGATCTTCGTGAGAAGGCACGTCTCGGCGATAAAACAACGGATGAAGATGCGCTGGAAATGCCTTTCAAGCGATCCATCGCCATTCCGCTATCCGCCGCGACATTGGAGGTGTATCTCACACAGATCATGTCCATCTTCACGGCCAGGGAGCCAATGATTCAGCTTCGCGGCAGAAGCCCAGAGGATATTTTCAAGGCACGGTTGCTGGAGACATTGATAGCGTATGACATTCAGCAAACGAAGGCATTCTCTATATTCTACTCAATGTTCCATGACGCCATCGCATACGGCAATGGCATCACTTACGATAGTTGGGAGGTAGAAGAGGGGATCAAGCATGAATTCGAGCCACTTGAAGTTCCTGGCGCTCCTCCTGGACTTTTAGCAGCAGTGCTTGGTCCCCTCGCATATACACCGGTTCGTCGCTGGGGGATCAAGCGCGAGTACAACCGATGGCGACCGGTGGACCCGTTCTCCATGCGGCCAGATCCGCGAGTGGCGCTCAGCGATCTGCAAGAGGGCGAGTTCTTCGGGCATAAGTTCGAAGCATCTTACAATGCTCTACTCAAGAAATCTGGTGAAAACGGCCCGTACTTCAACATCGATCGTCTTCCAAAGCAATCCGGTTTGAGCATGCGGGATGATGACAAGGAGGAGTTTGGAATCAATGAGACTACGCCAGATTCCGCCTCAAACGACGTCAAGGATCGTGGCTACT